CAAACCTTTGTCCGCTTGGCCAGCTGCCTTACGTGTATCGTCCAGGGCTTTACTTGCCTTGTCTTTTACTACAACTATATATTCGTATGCCTTTGCCATTGTTACTTTTTGTTTGCTTTTTCTGTTTCCTCTTTTTCTGTTTTTCTAAAAAAATGAACACTCATTATTTTGCTTGCCCACATAGTATCACTTAGTTTATTACACTTTTGCTCCCTGCCGTAATACCAAAGCAGATCGCTCAAAACCCTCACATTTGTTTTTTCTATCAGTTCCTTTGCATCAGGGCAGTCGGGGTCTATCGCTGCTGCCCTTAATGCTTTTTTATACTCACCATTTTCTTTTCAAACAAGGTTTCCACCTTGCTTAACAGTGGCACGTAGTAGTAGGGGTTTTTACTTTTCAAAACATCTTCATCTCCGCTGATCAATATCCTTTTCAGGATGCTTTCATTTTTTACAAATGGTTTGTTATCAGTATTGCCACGCTCTGCCAAATCAATCACCTCTCTTGTTACAGGCTTGCATTTAAAAACCTTGTCTTCTATGGTAATTATATATGCTCCACCATCACGCTCCACACTTGCGTCTGCAAATTCTATAACTTCTTTAAACTGTTTATGCAAGCTCAAAAAATCATCATCACTGGTAGCAACATCTTTGTCTCCAGCAATAAACCCATTGTTTAAAATAGCATCGGCAAAGGCAATAGAAGATTTTTCAATGGCTGCCACTGCCTGTTTCCACGTGCGCCAAGTAGGGAAAGCCACAAAGGCTATTTTCTCATCCACTTGCACTTCTAGCACCTGAAAGTGTTCTTTTTTCCATTCTGCAATTTGTGCTGCAGTAATTTTTTCTGTTGTTTTTTCTTTATTCATTTTCTTTTTTTGGTTTTAAAAAAAGGGCTGCCACATATAGCAGCAGCCCTTTTTAAGTTTATATTTTATTTAGGTTTTTGCTATGATTTTTTAATGTCCAGGAACATTATAGGCAAATCAATTTCAGCCATTTTATCTCCTTGGGCCATGCCTAATTCCCACTCCGTAAACTCTAAGCCTACTAAGCTAAAAACACTTTGTTTTGTGCCAAGCTCAGGGGCAAATGCTACAATTACAGAAGTGCGCAATAAAGTAATATCTCCCTTTGGTGCCACTGCAATAAGTCTTTCCAATGCACTTTGCATTACTTTCACACTTCCTGCACCTTCAAGGTTACCATGCTGGATACTTTGAGGCGTATCACCACGTCCAAAATTGTATTCTTTATCACGTTTTAAAGAGAATTTAATCTCCTTAAAATCTGCAATATTCTCACCAGCAAGCACCACTTGGATGTCTTTAAACTGGTACTGTTTGCTATCAAATTCGTTTGCCATAATATTCTATACTGTTGTAATGGTGTAGCCTAAGTTAACATCAATAAAATCACTGTAACCAACTGGCTGAAGTCTGATGCTTACTTCAACCTTGTTTGTGCTAATTACATTTTGCGCAGGATCAATAACTACTTGCACACTGCTAACCTCTTTGTTAGCGGTCATTTGCAAGTTCAAAGCATCTTCAATATCTTGCTCCCAACCTTTAACCACTGCTGGAGAAATTGTGCCATCAGCATTAATCTCTACCTCATCACTAAGCCTGTCAAGCAACACGTCATAACCAATAGTCAATGCCTTATCAATTACCCTACCTCTTGGTATGGTATTGTAATCATCACTACCAATTGTTGCTGTAACATCGCTGCTAATATAGTAGCCACTTCTGCCCACATGTGTTTTATGAAAAATGTATCCTTTTGCATCAATAGCATCCCAATCACTCGCTTTAGAGTCAACATCAGCATCGCTGGTAAAATATGCAGAAGTCATTCCCTCCACTTTTCCATTAGCCACACGGCTTGCTTTGCGTTGTACAGGCAAGCTTGCGTAAATGCCCAATAGTTTACCTACATCTGCATTACCTCCAGTTACTTCGCCACTCAACAAAATAGCCACTCTGTTAGCACTATCCGTTTTGTAGTCTTTTAAACTGGCAGGTGTCCCGTCATAAGCAATGCCATCCATAATTACGCGCAATGGCTTGTAATTTTCTGTAAACTCTTCTGCCAAAGCCTGAGCATTACTAACTGCATCGTGTACCTTCTCATAAAGACCATCTACAATAGTTGGTGTTACAGGTTTTACAACAGATGCCCCCAGTAATCTTATTTTTCCTTGAGCATAATTAAGTAACTTTACAGCATAATCAGCATTGGTTTTTAAAACCAAGGCATCAATGGTTGCAGTGCTTAATAAAATATAAAGCTGCGCTCCATCTCCAGTAATTTCATAGAAATCTGCAATTTGCCTGTGGGCATGAGCGTTTACCCCAGCGCTTAAAATTCCTAAGTCTTCAGCATCCTTCAATTTGGTAAGTAAATACGGAGTATCAACCTGCACCTTGCCTGAAACAGATGCCCCACTCAAAACCATACCCGCCACACCATCACTGGTTTGGTTGGTATTGCCCAAGTTGCCATTGCCAAGCGTTATGGTTATTTTTGGTAGTGTCATTATTTAGCTTTTACAGGGGTTTTTAATGTTTCCAGTTCCTTAGCCATCTCTGCCATTTCAGCATCTTTGGTTTCTAAAAGGGTTTGCAATGCTTTTAGTTCAGCATCTTTAGCCTCCAAGTCATTTTCAGAGTCTGCCAATGCTTTTACAGCATTAGTATTGCTTTCAATTGCGGCATTTAGCTCAGTTTCTTTAGCTTCCACGGTGCTTTTTAGCTCCTCAATTTCTGCGTTCAATGCTGCCACTGCTTCACTTTCATCTGCAGCTTCATCTTCGGCACCAAAACGGTGATATTTAGTTTCTTCAGCTTTTGCAAAGTTTTTGCAATCGTTTTCATCAGCAAATGGCACACCACTTTCTGTTACAAAAACAGTTTTTAGTTTGTTAATCTCCATTGCCTCTTTAGCAATTTTTTCAAGTTCTTTATTCATCTTATTATTTTAGTTAAAATTATGGTTAATCCTATTAGCACCATGCCGACCACTAAGCCAGCTGCGCCATATTGTATTTTTTTCCAAAAGCTTATTTTAGGTATAATTACCTCACTTTTGTTTGTCTCTATTTTGGTAAACTCATTTATAAACTTATCATAAAGCCTTAGCTTAATTGCGTTGCTATCGCACTCACAATCTGCCTTGATGGTTTTTGTTTGTGGGTTATAAATTAGCCTAGTGGTGCTGTTGCCGTTTTTAGCAACCAATTCCTTTTGTGATGCAATTAAAGCTTCAATAGAAGCCTCAATACTGCTTGTGTTGCCAGCCACTATAATAGTAGTGTCTCTTGGCACTATCCTTTCAATGATGGTATGCTCCACCTTAGTGTCAGTTTCAACTGTACGTCTTGAGGCACCACACCCCAAGACGCAAGTTAAAATTCCAACCAAAAAAATATGAAAAGAAAGTTTTTTCAAAATAGTCGGGTTTTGTCAATTCCAATTGATAAAGCCCAATCTCTTACTTTAAATGATGGGCAGGCTTTGTTTGCCACATCGTTGTGTCCTAACAAAATAGCCTTACGGTGTTTTGTTAGCAGTTCTATTACCAAGGTCTCCATTGCTTTTAATTGCTCTTTGGTCCTGGTGTCTTTAGGAGGAAACTGTGTCATACCTGCAGGTCTGTTTTTAGCCAAACCACCGGCATAAACAATATGAAGTGTTACATTATTATACCCAGCAGCACCATTGGTTACTTCCCAAGGATCTACAACATCATTGCCATTGTTTGATACCAGTTCCTCTACCTTTCCATCTAAGTGAATTAAATGCGTGTAGCCAACTTGTTTCCAACCTCTGCCTCCTTCTTTTACAGGAGCGGTGTGCCATCTGCGGATGTCCGCAGATGACACTTCTCTACCTTCTGGAGTAGCAGTGCAGTGTAGCATTATGTATTTTAGTGCTGCCATTACTGCTTATGCTCCAGCTGCTTGTACTATTTGAACAACACCTTTGTAGTCTGTTCTTGATGCGGTTCCTCCGGCTCTTACTTTAGCATTATAAATAGACCCTAAATACTCAGCTTGGTCAACATTGGAGTAAACCTTAACAACACCCTCCGCTCTTCTTACCAATTGTGGGTCAAAGATTAAGATACTGTCATTATCAGTTGCTGCATCTGCAGCACTATAAATTTTCTTTACAGGTGTAGCAGCATTGGTGTATCTGCAAGTTCTGCTTCTTTGATAAATCAAAGTGTTGAACAATTTCCCTACAACTCCCATTGCGATTAAATCGCTGGTAAGTTTATCACTACCAACAAAACCACTCAAGCCAGCTTGCAGAATTTCTGCATACATGTTGGCACTCACCAAAGCAATTCTTTTTTGAGAATTGGCATCCATGTTATCCATAATACGCATGGCATCTATAAAATCTTGCAAGGTTACTTTTTTACGAGTACCTGTAGCACCGCTTAACAATGCAGGGGCATCAGCTCCTGATGTTCTAACAATGTTAGCTGCTGGCACCGCTGCCCACAAATATGCCAATTTATCTGCTACTCTTGTGTTTAATGTATCAATGTGATCTTCCAATACATCTTTACGCTTATCAGCAGAGCTAACCAAAAGGTTATCATCTTGCAGTTGGATAGGCAATGTCGCAATTACATCTACTGCGTAGGTAACCACATTGTCAGTCCTTGAACCAACAGTCAAAGGAAATGAAGATGGATTTTCGACTACCGTAGGTGTAGCGCCAGATTGTGGGATTTCCACATTGGTCACATCTGCCAAGATACCAGCATCCACTTTAGAGTTTTTGTAAAACTCATTGTTTGGATACAAATTTTTCTGAATATCGGCTGAAAACAGCCTCTTTAATACTTCTGCCATGTCTTTATTTTATTATAGTTTTAAAATTTTGTTCCTTCATAAGCCTCAACCAATTGCTCGAATTTTTTAGGGTTGTTGGTTTTCATCTCCTCAATTTCTTTTGGAGATAGATCTGCAAGGGTTACTGTTTTCCCTTCTCCACTCTTGGCACCTTTTACTCCATCTAAGAAGTTTTTTGCATCTGCAGAAAGTTCAACAGTTTTATTGCTGTCTTTACCTTCACCGCCTTCAGGGTTTTCTACTTTGGCAATAGCTGCTACTACAATTGATTTTTGCCCTGCAAAATCTTTCTCAAATGCTGCCAGCTGCACTTCTTTTAAATGAGCAGGCAATGCACCAACTTCCACCATCTTATCTGTTAGGCTAATAGCCTCTGCAGATAACTCAGCAGCTTTTGCATCGTTAATCGTTTTTAAATCAGCTGCAAGTTTCACCTCGTTTGCCTTTAATGTTTTAGCTGCGTTTTCAACCGCCACTTCTGTAGCATCGCAACCTAATTGCAAGGCAATTTTGCCTACAAATAGTTCTAATTCCTTGTTCATTTTATCTTCTAAATTTTGTTTTTGATTGTCTTTATTGGCAAAATCTGCCAATTTCACCTCTGCACCTTCAGAGTCATATAATCTTAAAGCTTCATCATTACTGCCTATATCAACAATAGATACTTCTCGCAATTTCAGCTTGGTTACAGTCGGCCCTTTTTGACCAGGCAATGCAAGATTAACATCCATACTATCCTCTACTACATTGCCACTTAATGATGCCATTTTAATAAAACCTCTCTTTACTTTCCCTTCAATGGTTTTGGCATACTCATCCTCACTATCAAACTCTACATCCATTAATAGCTTAGTTCCTTCCTTTCTAAGGTTAGATCCTTTGCCAATTACATTTTGTGGATTGAAAGCTCTGTCGTGCATAAATAGCACCACTGGGTTTTTTTCGTACTGGGCTGTATCAATACCGTCAGTAAGTATTCTAAACCCATAAGAGTTTACATTCTCATCACTAATTATAAAGGTGTGCTTTGCCATTATTGTGATACAAAATTGCGCCTAAAAAGCCACCTCAAAAAATTACAAAAACGCTTATGCGCAAGTGTACGCAATAGATGCAGAATGTGCAGTAATAGGGATTTTGGTTTTTTAGTAGCCTACCTTAATAAGCGAAATTTGAACCATGAAAGACATCATGGTAGATGAACAAGACGAACTATTATTTGCAGATGGAGACTTTGTAGTTGCTGATAGTGAGCAACAAAATCAGCTGCATTTAGTAGATAGTTCTAAGGGCGAATATAAGCGAAATCCTGAAATTGGAGCTAATTTGATTGAAATGCTGGCAGACGAAAATCCAAAAGATGCAATTATTGAATTGAAAAAACAATTGGTGTACGATGGGGCAGATGTGCGCAACATCAAGTACAAAGAGGGGATACTTACCATTGATGCAAAATACAAGTAAAACATGGCAAGAATTACCAATTTAGATAGGGATAAAAAGATGCTAGAGGGCAAAAGCCTTTTTATCAAAAACTTTTCTTTTCAAAGCATTAGCGACATTATCAATATAAGTGTTGATACGCTCAAAAAATGGGCAAAAGATGAGAACTGGAACGCAGCAAAAAAAATGCACAGTATTAGTATTAATGAGCTTAAGCAAGAAATACTAGAAACTTTCCATGCACTTAAAACAGGCAAAAAGCCAAAACTTACCAGTGATGAGATAAGCAAACTTGCAGCTGCATT